CTTGCCTTCGTCTTGTAAAAGAATATGTTCATCAGTATTCACGGAGTAAGCATATGCACTGAAAACCTATCGGTTTAGGGGTCTAAATAATTAGACCTCTTTTTTTATGCATGGATGCCATTACTGGTTTTCTTGATGAGTACTTAAGTACTTTTGATCCTCGTGAGATAGCAAGACCACAGAATTGGGATAGGAATTTTTTTGGAGTACCTAACTTCCATAGGAAGGTTATGTACAAGGAAGGTCAGTTTCAAGTTGAGTGTTTAAACTGGCCACCTCATGCCATTATCCCTGAGCATGTACATCCAGACATCGATAGTTATGAAGTATACATACGTGGGAAGATAAGGTTTAGTCATGGTGGTTACTGGATAGATAATCATCCAGAGCAAGAGAAGATATGTAAAATGCGGCACGATTTTTTTACCCTTCGTGTCTACCATGATGATATACATGGAGCATTCATGGGTGATGATCGCTCTATCTTTATGTCAGTACAGCACTGGCAGAATGGTGTAAAGCCTAGCACTGTAGGAGAGAATTATATTGGTGCAGTAGATGGAGTATTGGGTGATGGATATAATATAGATGATGTAGAAGGTCAGAGTACTAGGGGTAAGAATGTAAAACTTACACACTTAGATGCTGCACATAAGGAGACAGACATACCAGACTTTAAGAACTATCGCTTTGAGATCTTTGACAAGATTCGTGATCCTGATCTTTTTTGGCTAGGATAAATAATACGGAGACCTGCGTGAACTAATGGCTTACGATACAACCATATTCTCTCCTAACAATCAAAATTTTCTATCTCCCGTAGGTTTTAAATTTGTTATTGGTAGGACACCAAATGTAGATTACTTCTGCCAGTCAGCTTCTATACCAGAAGTTAATATTGGTTCGAGGGATATACAGACACCAGTGAAAGACTATTCAATTCCTGGTGACAAGATGACATTCAGTGATCTGAACTTAAAGTTTTTGGTCAATGAAGATCTTGATAATTACTATGAGATCTATAAGTGGTTGAAGGGTCTTACTACTCCCAAGCATCAAGAAGACTTTGTAAAATATATTGAGACAGTGGATGAGAAGGGTAGACCCTCTGAGTTTGAGAAGACTATGAGTGATGCTCGTTTACTTATCTTGAATAGTAACTACAACTCTATATCCACTATAAATTTCTTCAACATTTTCCCAACAAGTTTAACTACTCTTACCTTTGATGCATCCAACACTGACATTAACTACTTAACGGCTGATGTTAACTTCAAGTATACACTGTACGAGATAACCGATAAAGATAATAAGAAAGTATGAACCTAGACACTTTGAATGACATGTGGGAGAAAGACTCACAACTAGATGATGAAAAATTAGATCATGACAGTTTAGAGATCCCCAGATTACATGCTAAATATTTAAGACTTTACAACACATTCACTACCCTCAGGGATCAAGGTGAGTTGGATGTAAAGCGCACCTATAAAGATAGGTGGGAGTACTATACAGGTAAATCGGAGAAACCTTTTCATCTAAAACTCATCAAGCAAGACGTTCCAATTTATCTTGAATCTGATGAAGTATACGCCAAGTCCGTTCTTAAACTGAAGTACTATAACCAAATGGTTGAGGCATTGAAAGCTATTCTACAGGCTATCAATAACCGATCCTTCTATATTAAGAACGCGATTGAATTCGCTAAGTTCCTGAAAGGTTATGAAATCTAATGTTTTCATTCAGAAGAAGAACGAAGTATATCTGACAGTTGATTGTGAACCTCACGTAGGTTACGAACTTGCAGACGAGTTTACTTTTGAAGTGCCTCAAGCCAAATTCATGTCAGCGTACAAGAAGAGGTATTGGGATGGAAAAATTAAGTTATTCTCCCCAGGTACAGGCGAGATTTATGTTGGCCTTCTCCCTTATATTACTTCGTTTTGCGAAGCAAAGGGGTACGAAGTTATCCATAGGGACAACGAATTTTATGGACTTCCATCAGAAGTGGATGAATTCATTACTCCCCAAGGAATAGGCGAATTTATAGAATATCTACATCTACCACTTAAGGTCAGAGACTATCAGTACAAGGGTATCTACGAAGCCCTACGTCATAAACGTAAACTGTTACTGTCACCTACAGGCTCTGGCAAATCCTTAATGATCTATGCTCTCGCACGTTTCTGGGAGATGAAGATGTTAAGGACACTTATAGTAGTCCCTACTACATCGCTCGTAGAACAGATGTACAAGGACTTCCAAGACTATGGTTGGGATGCAGAGCATCATTGTCATAGAGTATATGCAGGTACTGATCCAAGATCTGATAAGGATGTGATCATTACTACATGGCAGTCAGTATATAAATTGCCTAAGGTTTACTTTGAGAAGTTTGGTGCAGTCATAGGAGATGAAGCACATCTATTCAAAGCTAAGTCTCTAACAAGTATAATGAATAAACTCTACGATTGTAAGTATCGCGTAGGGTTCACAGGTACTTTAGATGGTATGCAAACAAACCGTCTTGTACTCGAAGGTGTATTTGGTACTGTAGATAAGGTTACTCGAACAGAGAAGCTTATTAAAGAAGGTCACCTTTCTGAATTTGAAATTAAAGTTTTAATCCTCAAGCATGATCCACGGGAATTTGATACCTACCAGCAAGAGATGGACTATCTTGTGGAGCATGAGAATAGAAGTAAGTTCATTCGCAACCTAGTCTGTGATCTTACTGGGAATACACTCGTCCTGTTCAACTACGTTGAACGGCATGGGATGCCCCTCTTTGAATTAATAAATAATAAAGTAGGAGACAATCGTTTAGTCTTTCTCGTACACGGAGGTATCGATACTGAAGATAGGGAGAAGGCTAGGCAAATCGCTGAGACTACAAATGATTCTATTATAGTTGCATCTTATGGGACTTTTAGCACTGGTATTAATATTCGGAACTTACATAACGTTGTCTTTGCATCGCCTTCAAAATCGAAAATCCGAAACCTCCAGTCAATAGGTCGAGTTCTCAGACGAGGAGATCATAAATCAAAAGCGGTACTCTATGATATTGCTGATGACATCTCCAAAGGATCTAAAAGGAATTATACATTGAATCATCTTGTTGAAAGAATAAAAATATATAATGAAGAAAATTTTAATTATGAATTCATTGATGTCCGAATTAAAAACTAACATGGATAAACCCGAATTTCTCGCAGCATTAAAACTAGTATCTGGTGAAGAAATTCTTGCTGTGTCTACACATGTACATGATGAAAACGGAGATTATATTATTGTAGAGAATCCTATTGAGGTTGAAGAAGTACAATTAAACGGGAACAAGCAAGGTGCGAAGGTGTCGCCCTGGATGAAGTTTTCCCGTGAAGAGCAATTCATTATTCCTAAAGATAAAGTTATAACTGTCGTTGAAGTAGACACTGAAGTACAAATATTCTACGCTATGTCTCTAAGGAGACTAAACGGTGACACTATAACGGAAGGTGCTGGTAGAGTAACCACCGTAGAAGAGGCCAGAGTTAAGCTAGAACATATATTTGGTATCTAATCCTTTTCTGAAATCGCACACTCATATTCTACTCATGGATAGGGGTCTTGTCAAGCCCCTTGTCATTTTGTCACCTTGTCACCTTGACAATGTGTACTTATTGATATAAAATAACTATACAAACCATTAAACATATGGCTGTTAGAAAAAGAGTACAGAGTGAGCATTATGTAAATAACAAAGATTTCTTAGAAGCACTTGTTATTTTTAAAAAGCAGTGTGCTGAGGCCAAGGAGGCTGGGGAACCGCGTCCACGCATCAGCAACTACATTGGCGATTGTTTTTTAAAGATTGCTACACATCTATCATACAAACCAAACTTTGTCAATTACATGTTCCGAGAGGATATGATATGTGATGGCATTGAAAACTGTGTCCAATACATAGAGAATTTTAATCCAGCAAAGTCAAACAATCCCTTTGCTTATTTTACACAGATCATCTACTACGCATTTCTTAGAAGGATTCAGAAAGAGAAACGTCAGCTAGAGATTAAGAACAAGATTTTAACTAAGTCGGGATATGATCAGGTCTTCCATACGGATGACAGTACATCACATTCTGACTATAATACTATTAAGGAGAACGTAGAGATCAAGATTAAGTGACATACCCTATTACTATTATTGATGATTTCTTTGAAGACCCTGATAAGATTGTCCATCTCGCAGAATCATTTAAGTATTACCCACCTGACACTGGTAACTGGCCAGGTGTAAGAACTAAGCAGCTTCATTTAGTTGATGATAGACTGTTTAATTACATTGGTGAGAAAATACATCTACTATTCTATGAAACATCTCCAGATTACTGGAACATGCAGATCCATTTCCAGAAGATACAACCCTTCTCAGAGGATCAGTATGATAGGAGAAACAAGGGGTGGGTGCATCAGGACATTGACACATTCTTTGGTGGTATAGTATACTTAAACAAGGATCCTGAACCCGATACTGGAACGTCGATCTATACTACTAATAATGGGTATGCATTACAGTATAGGAAGGAGATCGAGATGAAAGAAAATCTTTACCTCGGTAAGGATATAGATCTTGATGAATACAATAGAGCATATGATGATGCACATGCTCAGTACACTGAGTCTGTAAGAGTTGAGAACGTTTACAATAGATTTGTGATGTTCAATAATAAAACTCATCATGGTGTTCATACGTTTGGAACGAAGGAACGTTTCACTTTAAACTTTTTTGGTATGGCTATGACAGGTAAAATTCCACCACTACTGAGGGCAAGATGAAGATTACTCAAAAGATTATTGATGACCTTACTGTGGCATTAGCTCATACTAAGAAGGATGGTACTGAGAATTGGAAGGATGGTGATGAAATAGATGTGTGTCTGGGTGGTACATTTGCTAATGATAAGTTCATTTCTTTGATTAATAGATCTAAGGACAAATGAAGATAGCAATAATTACAGACCAGCACTTCGGTGCTAGGAAGTCTAGTCGCATCTTTCATGATTTCTTTAAGAAGTTCTATGATAATGTATTCTTTCCTACCCTAAAAAAACGCGGGATCGACACAGTATTAGACTTAGGTGATACCTTTGATAATCGTAGGTCATTAGACCTTTGGGCAGCAGCTTGGGCAAGAGAAAACTATTTCAATAAGCTTAGGGATATGGGTGTGACAGTCCATTCTCTTGTAGGAAATCATACTGCATATTTTAAGGATACTAATAAGGTTAATACACTTGAGAGTGTCCTTGGTGAGTATGATAATATTAAAATATATGATAGTGCTACTGAGGTTATGATAGGTGGATTACCTATCCTATTCATACCTTGGATTAATGCTGAGAACAATGATGAGACTTATAGAATCATTGAGGAGAGTGATTGTCCTATGGCAATGGGTCATTTAGAACTTAATGGCTTTGAGGCACATAGAGGATATATCATGGATCATGGTCATGCCACTACTCCATATAAAAAGTTTGAAAAGGTATTCTCAGGGCACTATCATCAGAGAAGTACTAGAGATAATATAACATACTTAGGTAATCCATATCAGATCTATTGGAATGATTATAATCAGAAACGTGGCTTCCATATATTTGATACTAATAGTTTAAAGTTAGAGTATATACCGAACCCTTATGATATCTACGCTAAGATATATTACAATGAAGATGAGGTAAATAGTAGTAAGTTTAAGTATACAGATTACGCCAATAGATTCATCAAGATCATTGTTGAAAAGAAGACTGATAGTAGCAAATTTGAATTCTTCATTAGTCAATTGTATGCTGCTGGAGTACATGAGATAAAGATTATAGAAGATCCATCCTTTGAACAAGATTTAAATGAAGAGATTGATATTGAAAAAGAGGATACTCTTACTATCTTAGAGAAGTATGTTGATGGTATTGAACATTCTGATAAACCTGCACTTAAATCTATTTTAAAAACGTTATATGTAGAAGCATTGGAGCTAGCGTAATGTATATTCTTGCACTCACTGGTAAGGAAACGGAAGGTGCTTACGCAGTAGATCAAAAGAAGAAAGGTAATCGATTGGTTTACATGTTCCTTGACAAAGACGACGCAGTACGCTATGCTGGACTCCTGGAAGCTGATGACTTTCCAGAAATGTCAGTAGTTGAAGTGGATGATAAAGAAATCATTCATGCTTGTGTTACTCATGGACATGAGTATTATGTTGTTACTCCTGATGACATAGTGGTACCTCCTAGAGATTAAATGATCATTTTTAAATCCGTCCGTTGGAAAAACTTTTTATCAACGGGCAATGTATTCAG